TAAGCTTGAGAAGCTCTTCTGTTTACAAAATCTAATATATTAACTTCTTCTTCTGTAGTAAAAGAACTGACTCCAGCCAGTGCTTGTATTAAAGCTTTTAATCCTCCGACTCCACTATAGTTTCTGTCTTGCATTATATCTGATTAGGGCTAAGTTCTGGGAACTTTTTATTGTAGTACTTTAAAAATTCTTTTGAGTGGACTTGATCGTGTCCGTATTTTTGAGTTAGTCGAAAGAAGTCACGAGCCGGAATAGTAGCCACTGGCTTTCCTAAAGTTGGGTGCGTTTTTCCTCTTAATTGATTAGCTTCTTTTTTTGCTTGAGCAACTCGTAAGTGCTCAGTTTCTTTTTCTAATTTGAAACCACTCTTGATTTCATTCATAAATGCTGCGTCTATTTCACCAGTTGTAAAACTTTTTGGTAAGTCCGTAATAATATCCATAAGTATTTAAGTAGTTTTAAATTAAAAAAAAGGTAGGGGGCTTTCGCCCCCGACCAAATTTGTATTATGCAAATGATCCTAGATCAATGATGCGTAATCCGATAACAATGTTACCAGCAGTTAAGCTAGCAGTTGTTCCGTTAACTTCAGCAAGAATAGTAGTTGCTGCTTGGAAAGGAACCGCTTGTGATTGGTTACCAGTGAATCCATCTCCAGAGTTAAATACTGGAGCTGACATTCCATCAACATCAAGAGCATCAATGAACTCATCTGGGTCACCAGCTGTAGTACCAACATCTAAAGTGATGTCAGTAGCACCAGCAAGTGCAGTTGATTCAAAGACACCGGCTAACTCAACAGCACCACCCGCTGGGATGATTGCGATTGGAAGTTGACCAGCTGTTCCTAATGTTTCACCATTAAATGGATCTGTGCCTAGTTTAATTTTTGCTAAATCATCAAATGATAATGAGATGACGTGAGTATATCCGGAAGTTCCGGCTTCGTTTACAGTTAATTGTGCCATAGTTATATTTCTCCTTGGTTAATAATTAAGATATAGCTTGGATGTAACCGTGAGCACCGGGGTGGTATACACCTAGTGTCAAAGAACAATCAACATAACCACGCTCACCACCACCCATATTAGGGAGACGAGTTGAGCCCAATGGAATTAACTCGTGAACACCGTAGTATTCTGGGTTAACTAAGTATCCAGCACCGTTTGCTGTACCACCAGTTACTGCTGGCATACAATCTGGGTTACCGTTTACTACTGAAACAATACCGTGATCTGACTGATATAAATCAACAGATAGTTTGATTTCTGAATCACTGCCGTTGTAGTTAACTGTACGTACATCATTTGCATTACCGCTACGTGCGAAATCAGAGATCTCGTTACGAAGAGCTGTATCAGCAATTAACATAAGGTCATTAACTGTTCCGGTTTCACGATAGATCGAAGAGATCATTGTGTTAAGAACTGTTTCTGTGAAGTTAGTACCAGTAGCATTGATAGAAGCAGCTGGAGTACGGAAAGCAGCTGGAACGTCAGCTGGACCAGCTGAATCAATCCAATCACCTAAACCACGTAAACCATAAGCTGTACCAGCACCGTTTTCAACAGAGCGGTCTTGAGTACCAGCAAGGGTAGCTTCAATGTCGCGTTTGATTTCACGGATTGCTTTAGCTTCTGCTTGAGCGATCTTAGCTGGACCTACGGAATCAACAGCCTCTTGGAGGTCTGATACCATATAGTCACGGCGGAATTTTTGTGTGTAGTTGCCGAGGCGAGCACGACCAGAGAATTTGTCAGTGAAGGCTGTTACGTCAGCTCCTTCAGCAACACCAGCAGTTGATGGTGCACTTAGGCTGTCGACAGTCCACTCAACAAATGTTGAACTAGCTTTCTGCTTTGAAGCAGAAGAAAGGATTGGAGTTTCTTCGGGAGCAAGAATTGACAAAACATCAGTCAAGTCTTCTCTGTTGGAAACACCAGATCCCGGATTTGTAGTATCGAATGTATTTGAGAATGACATTTTATATTATAATTAGGATTATCGGTTTTTTAATTGTAGAGTTCTGAGAGTAATGAAATCACTCTTGTTGCCAGATTGTCTAAATTGTTGGTTAAGATTTTTAAGTGCCTTAACTGACTTTCCTACAGTTTTTTCTGATTGAGATGCGGCTGTACCGGCTGTCTTTGGTGGAGTCAACGTTGCGCTTTTCGGAGCTTCTTTGATTGGTTTTCTACCGTAGATACTGTTCGCTGCGTGAGCCATCAGATAGTTCAGTTGCGCTGCAACCTCCGGATCTGCTTTCTTACGTAGTGAATCGAATCTTGGGTCTCCGATCATAGCTTCGTAGCTTTTTCGTACGTCGTTATCTTCTCCTTGTAACCAGTTAAGTTCAGTACTAGCTTGGGTATCAAAGGCTTCTTTGAGCTGCTCTGATTGCGCTACCCTTTGTACTGACTTTAGTTGAGCCGGTAAGAATTTATCCCTAGCTTTACGAGCGTTGAGTAAACTCTTACGCACGTCTGACTTGGTTAGTTCCTTTCCTTCAACTTCAGTTACGACATCTTCGGGTCCGTATCCATCTGCGTTAAACAATGTTTCCTCTGCCCATTCTATGACATCTGTTACTTCCTTCGCCTTTTCTTGTAATCCTTCTATGCTGTCTACTGACGCGTATGGATTATTGGCTACTTCTTGAGTTTCTAATGGATTCTTGTTTTGGAGTTGAGCTTCCATCTCTTTGAGTTTAGCTTCCGCTGCTTTACGCTTTGCTGTAAGCTCCCCAAATCGAGCGACTGCTCTACTTCCTAGCTTTTCGGATAGTTCACGAAGGTCTTCTTCGGACATCTCATCTAGATCTAACTGTGAAAGAACATCTGTTGATTCTTCGGATAAATCCTCGGTTTCTTCAGTTTGTTCAGCAACGATTTCTTCATTGACTTCTGCTTCAGTACTCTCGACTGCGGCTTCTTCAGTTACTTCATCTGTTGCTTCAACAATGGGAGTCTCCTCTTGAGTTGCCTCATTTAGTTGTCCCAAGCGGCGGTTTACAAAATCCGCTGCTGACATATTTGACTGTGGCGCTGTTGTTTCTGTTGAGGGTTCAGCGACTCCCTCGGTGATTTCGTTTGACATAATGTTTGCGCTTTTTTACGTGAGCGATCACGATGGTTATATTATAACTTATATATCAAGTTAAATTCTTTCTGAAAATTTAGTTTGTAAATTTCTCCAATCGCACATCTGTAGTATCTGATCATATGTCAAAATACGACCAGAGATTTGTTGTATCTGTTCGTTACTTGCGTTGTGTAACTCCTCTATTGTTTCTTCTCGAAGATCCGAGATTACTTGTAGGAATCGAGCAAAGTGCTCGTGGTTACTTAAGGTAGTTAGATCTGTTTCTAGGCTCATTTATTGAATTGATTAAAATAAAAATTTGTTCTTTCAGCTCTTCTATCAGTATGTGCTTTTTCTTTTTTAGGTTTCAAAAATTTAGTTCTAAATGTTTCGTTTATTAATTGAGGGTCTCCACTTTCAAATGCTTCACGAAGAGCTTTAGCATTCCCTTCGCCGACAACATTCTGAAGATCTCCATAAATGTTTTCGTAAACGTATTTGTTTTGAGAATCGACATCATCTTTAAGATTGTTTTCTTTAAGGAATGTGTTATAATAAGGTCTGTGAAAATCAAATTGATAAACTCCATAACCTTTACCTCCGCCGATTTGCTTCTGAGCGGGATCAAAACTGTAAGCACTTTCAACAGCTGCGTTACCACTTAGACCAGCTAATACAGCTGGATCATTCCCGAAGTATTTTCTAGTTGAGCTCAAGTACGCATCAAACATAGATCCCTTGTTTGATTTTTGCGAACCTAGCATTTGACCTTGAGTAGACATAGGTAAAGGTACATTACCAGTGGGCTCAGTAACTACTCCAAGCATTATTCTTTCGAGTTCTGTCATATTGGCTCCTTTACATTCCTTGTGTTTGAATATCTCCCATCTGAGCTGGTTCTGTTCCAACTCTTCCGATTTGAGCGTTCTGTGCTTGTTGCATTTGGAATGTGTACTGCCCAGCGTACTTTTCAAGTCTCGCTGCAAAGGCTTCATCTGACTGTAGTCGTTGTGCAACGTCCGGCTGAGAAGCGTACTGCTGAATAACAGTAAGAGCAATTTGAGCACCATTAGGACGCGCTGGCATTTCAATACCGGCAAAGATTTTAGCGAGGTCATCAGTTACTTGATTTACAACTTGTTCTTGAGCTGCTTCTGTAGGTTGTAGCACACGATCCGCGAGTACCGGATCAATACTGTTAGCAGCTGCATCAAGCAAGCTATCAATGTTAATGCGACCACTGCGGTCCAGTTGCGTGAGCGCAACCATTTGATTAAGTTTCTTCTCTTGAGTTTCTGGATCCGAATTGAGGACATCATATGAAATCATTATATCGTAGTTCTCATCTGGGTTGCCCTTGTTGAAAGCTACGGGGTCTGGCGATCCGGTAACTCTAAAGAAAACTGAGTCCGGTCCAAACCGCTGGAAGCATTTATAACACATCTGTAAAACCTCTGCTGAGTGCTGGAGGAACTTATCCACTAAAAATTGTTTACGTACTTGAGATATTTGAGATGTTTCATCAAGTCCACATAATCTATCCGCTTGTGCTTCCATTGTTCTTTCTATTTCAATGGAACCAACTGGAGATGGAGGAGTAGGAGCAAAATCAAGATCTCCTTTTCTGCGGTAAGGTATCATCCTTCCGGGACCCCAATCTGTTGGTGCTTGACCAACTGGGTGCAAAATCGGAGGTAGAGTAGCTAGACTGTTTCTATCAATACGTGAGTCCCTTTCTACCTTTACTTGATTCTGAATACCGCGAAGGATGTCTGGAATAGTTTGAGTATCATAGAGCCTCTTACTATCTTCAGAAAGTTTAGTAACTACTACTGGATAATCTTCGTATCCGTTCAATAACTCGAACTTAGCATATCCCGGAGCTTCTTCGTTTCCAGTGAATTGCTTGTGGAAGACAGTACAATAAATACCTTCGGAACCATCTTCTGGATCTATCAAGCGCTGATAACCGTATACTATTTCAATTAATTCATTTGCTTCGTATGCGTTGTCAGTTAAAGATGTACTTCTACGTCCTTCTTGTTCGCGCTCTATACTATCTATGCTGACTCCTCTGTAGTGCTGAATAATGTAATCAACAAAGTCTTCAT